ACCCATTCTATCCCTCGCGCCTTCGCGGTTCATCTTATCCCGCCTGTACGTCCCAGCTCTCCCATCCCTTCACCGGATCCTCCCCGATGTCCTCCGGAATCACGCCCGTGTATTCATACGTGTCCGGATCAAACCCCAGGCTTTGCGCCGCCCACTTGATTTTGGCGGCCCTCTCGTCTCCGTAGAGCCCCGGCCCCCAATTCCCCTGGAGAAGCATCAATCCCTCAAACGTGTTCCTATCCACGGCCCCCTTGATCCACTGCTGCTTGTCCACATCCCAATGTTCTCCACGCTTGAGCCCCTGGATCCAGTCATACGCGCCCGGCCACCGCTTCGGTCTGCCCACTCCAATCCCCAGCTTATCCTGGAGCCATTTCCCGGCCAAAGCCACGGCAAAAGCCGCCCCTACGGGTCCAAGGACGCTCCCTACGCTCGCACCGCCACCTGCGCCGCTTCCAAATACCGTACTCCCAGCGCCTGCGCCATACCCGCTAAACGATCCGCCTGCCAATGCCCCGCCACCGGCGCCAAGGCCCGATGCCGCCCCTCCCGCCGCCACGGACGGCGCCGCAGCCGCCCCAGCGGCCAATGCCCCACCCGTCGCTGCCGGAGCCGCCAGGGTTGCCTCGGCCAGACTGGCCGGGAGCATTCCCGATGCCCCGGCGCTCAATCCCTCCGTCGCTGCCGGAGCCGCCCCAGCGGCCAATGCCCCACCCGTCGCTGCCGGAGCCGCCAGGGTTGCCTCGGCCAGACTGGCCGGAAGCATTCCCGATGCCCCGGCGCTCAATCCTTCCGTGGTCACTCCTCCAAACAGGGCGGACAGGCTTCCGCCTCCTCCACCCCCTATCAGACCGAGATCGTAAGCAGTCTTCGCGGCTGAGGCCAGTGTCCCCAATCCGCTGATCCCTGAAGATATCAGGCTCTGCTTTCGGCTGGCGTCCAACTGCTCCTGTTGCAGGGCCTCAGCCGCCCGGGCCTGCTGCTTTTGCTGGGCCAGTTCGGCCAGGCTCTGCACGTATGCCCGCCGCTGCTGCACCGCCTGACGGTAGTAGGGCAGCTCTGCGTAAATCATATCGGATAGACTCCTGCCAGGGACCCGCCGCCTGGTAACGGCCTGTTGCTGCAGTGTAATCCAGTTTTGTATCGCCATGGCACCCTCCATATAAACCGGGTTCTAATATGATTCGCCGCCTACGGACGCTTTCAAAAACGCGCTCATCTGCCTGTACGTCTTTAAGATTTCCTGGTGCTGGGCCTGCTGTTCCTCAAGCGACCGCTTCTGCATTGCCAGTGTCTCATTCTGCAACCGGGCGCTTTGGTCCGCCATGCGCGACTGAAGCATCGCCTGACCAGCCGTTCCCAGCAGATTCGCCAAACCGATCCCCGAGGCGATCATCCCGGCCCGACGCGCATCCCCCAGAGTCTCCCCTTGAAGCCCCATTTCAGCGTTGAATTGCCGCGACTGTTCGGCCAGCCGGAGGTCTCTCAACCTGGCCGCATTGGAGGCCGCCACAGCGTCGGTATCCATCTTGGCATGCTGGGCCGCGTAGGCCGATGTAATCTCCCTCAACGACGGAGTGGCACTGACCTCCGGGGGCGTGTTTCTCCGCCTTCGGATCGCCTGCTGATACTGATAGTCATTCCACAATCCATCCATGGCACCCTCCGCTTAAACCCTAAAACGCCCTTCTTTGTGTTCCCCGTGTCTCCGTGTGATCATTCTGGTTTTGCCCTACGCCCTTGCTTTTACCAGTCCGCGTTCACGATCTCGACCCGGTCTGTGATTCGCTCGGTCATTCGGCCCCCGACTCGGAATGCCCAACAACCGCATTCAGGGCGACGCCGCTATCGCGTCGCGCCTGATGCGGGGCGTTAGTGTGCTTCATAACCCGCATTGGCAGGGCGGATATTCCATTGATTCCATGCCGGGTAATGCAAGCTGATTCTCTCGCCCCAAAGATACGACATCGGCAAGAGGTTTACCGGCCAGGTAGTAGGGTTTCCACTGTGTTCCGGTCTTTGTTATGCGGCTGTTCTGAGATTCCTCAAGCCGTCGAACCCGGCAAAAAAGATCAGGGTGGCTTTTTCTCAGTTCCCGGTACTCTTTTGCCCCTTGGAAAGGGCAGACGTAACATCCGCTTTTCCTTGGCACAACCAGCCCCGCCGCTTTTATCATATCGATGCAACCCTGGCGGGTAATATCGTGCTCAATCAAAGGCCAACGGTATTCAGCGCCTTTGGTGCTCGACATTGTGGCCCTCCCCACTTCATCGGCGGCGAAACCGATGAAAACAAAACACGGTGTTTCCATGTATCGGTTGAAAACTTGCACTTTGAAACGATCGGTACACCATCGCTTTGCCCTGGAAGGCAAAATATTTCGAAACTCCAAGTAATCCATCAGCTTTGAGAACCTGCGTTTTTCAACCGTGCCGACATCGGGGCTCAAAACAGTCAAGGGCCGACCAGTGGCAATAAAATACTCGACATATTCGTATGTTTCCGGCCAGTCAGCCCCATGGTCAACAAATACGGCCTCGAACTCAATGCCCATGCTCTCCATCAGGAGGTACAAGGCGACGGAGTTCACGCCAGCTCCAAAAGATAGGTAATTTTTCATTGGTCGTCTCTCAGCACACTAACAAGCGGGTCAACGCCGACGCCAGGATCAGCTTTGTTTTATCTTCGGTAAGTCCCCGGCTGGCGCGGCTTACCCTTGGCGTGGCTCCGTGTGAGCATATGTTTTTTGCCCTTCTTTGTGATCTTTGTGGCTTTGTGTGATCATTCTGGTTTTGCCCTACGCCCTTGCTTTTACAACCCTTTGCGCCTTTCCGTCTTTGCGCGATCATCTTGGTCTTGCCCTTTTCCCCTTGCCTAATGGTCTTCCCGGATCACCTCATACGTGAATCCCCATGCCAGCAGCGGCACGCCCTTGGCCGTAGCCCCCGTGCTGACCGCAAACTTCACCTGGTGTGACCATGCCTTCAGGTTTACCGCCTGCGTGTTGCGGACATAACGGTTCGATCCTGAGCTTGATACCGCCGTTAGGGACGTTCCGCTGCTCGCCCCGTTGGCATAATGGGTAATGGCCACGCTATCCCCCTCCGAGTTGGCATCGCAAATCAGCTTGACCCGGCGCATCATCGTGTAGTCCCAAATATCCCCGGTAGGCAGAAGGTCGGCGGTCGTCACGGAATAGGCAATATCACTGATTCCGGCCCACGTGTTGCCATTTTCCGCCCTGAGCATCCAGCCCAGGCAATCGAACACGTACACATAACGGTTCCCGTAGGCATCCTGAACCGGGACTGCCGCCTGCGGGCTGTAAACATACGAACCGCAATACTTCTTGAACCACTTCTTTCGGGCCAGGTCATAGACCAACCATACATTATTATAATACTGGGTGTCCCCGGACGGAATGCAGAGGTTATATTCGTTGTGCAAAGTGTCCACCCATCCAACCGCGTTGGCGATGTTGTCCATCTCGATGCACCGACTGTCATCCGGGTCAAAATAGCAACTCACGCCCTGCTTAATGTGGACCAGGATGCCGCCGTCGAAAATGACCGGCCCGGAATCGCTCAGCCATATGACGATATTCCGCACCGCCTCCTGGGCCATGTCATAACCCAGTTCCGCCGTGGCCAGCGTCAACGGCGCCGGACACCCGATATTCTCCGATATGGTGTAGAGGCTCCAGTCATCCGGCCCCGACCCATTCAAGAGATAAGTCTTGGTTTTCTTGGCCAGGATGGCCGTGTTGTAGATGCTGCTGCCGAATCGGTTGTAAATCTGAATGGCGCCGGTCAACGGGTCCGCCTCTCCGACATAAATCTCTCCGGCAGGCCCATTGCTCGAATCCTCCCCGTTCCACACATCGGGCGCATGGGCCGCGCTATACGCCAGGTAGTTTTCCTTGGCCAGCATGGCCCTCCCCTGGAACTGAAACGGAAACACCATATCCGCATCAACGATCCTCTGGGCGGGGATCCCCTGAATCAAATCCACCAGCACATCGGCGCTCAAAGCGCCCGACGGAACGATCTTGTAATAGTAGAGCTGGAGATTATTCATGTCCCGCTGGAATTCCTGACCGTTGTCACGCGAGGTCCACGACAACACTCCGGTCCTGGTCAGGGTTTTGGTGCTCCCGCTGTCCAGGGTTCCGTCAACCACTCCGGATACCGCTGACCAATCGTTCCCGTCCCAGTAATAGACAGACAGGGTGGCCGCATTGCTATTGACCTTCCCGGTCTCGCCCTCGAACAGGGCGACCCGGATCCCGCACATGCGCTCCTCGAATCCGATGTATATGGCATCGCTGCCATCCAGCCCTCCGATGTCAGCCGTATAGCTGTCAGCCGCCGCAACACCTGGAGGCGTCTGGGCCGCCACATCCAGGGTCTTGTCGTATTCCGTGCCGCTGTCATCCCACCGGAACGATGCTGCCACCCGGTAAATCCCGTCCCAGATATCCTTGACAGACTGGAATGGGGCGTCAACCGTCACCTGATAGATCTCGGCGGATCCCGAATCCAAATAAAACTGATACCAGTAGAGCAGGCGTCCCTCGATAAATTTCGTCTTGGAACTGGCCACGGTGGATGTCCACGTGACCGTTCCTGATGCTTTCAGCCCGGTGGTGTTGTCGGTGACGGACAATGACGACCATATGGCCCCGTTCCATTCCTTCACGGTCATGGTGGCGCCTGATTTGCTGTTGACGCTCGACAAATAAATTTTCACGCCCTGAAGCGGTCTTGTCGATCCCACAAGGAAATAATTGGCAGAGTTCCGGTATGCCGCAGCCGGAACCGTAAACGTGCTCCCTGTCCACCTGGCCTTCCCCTTGGTGATCCGGATCTCGTCGAAATGCCCCCTGAAGCAGCTCAGCACATCGGCCGGACCCATAATTTCCAAAGGCTGCGCCCAGCCCGGCATGGTGTATGCGAATGCCCCGGAAGCATCCAGCACGCCATCCACGTAGAGATTGAGGACATTGCCTGTCCTAACCACGGCCACATGGTGCCATGCCACGCCGAAATCATTTAAATCGATGGTCCCGGTGATGGTTTCTCCGACCCCGGAACTATACATGGTAAACGACAAATAGCTCTTGTCCGCCGGAAATGCAGATATGCCGAACAGCCACATATTGTCGCCGTCGGTATATTGCTGAGCCAGCACACCGGCGGCCTGCGCATCCGCGGGCGTCATTACCCACAGATCAATCGTGAAGTCTCCGGTGCCGAAGTTCCAATCAGCATGATCCGCAAAATAGATGCAGTCACCGCTTCCGTCGCCGTACAGGCATGCCGTTCCGAATTTATGGGCATCCGGCGCCAGCGTCGCGCCAGCAGTAACCGAAGCGTTCCCGTGCGCCGATCCTCCGTCCCCGCCGACAGATGTGTCCGGGATGGTCGTCGAGTAACCGGCCGCATCGCAATGGAGGAGCAGGACCGTTGAGGCGTCGTTCTCCCCCCCGATAATCGCCACATTCCCTGGCGTTTGCAGGCTGTTCCGCACGGCATCGCTATAGTCCACAGCCCTGGTCACAGCGTCGGCAATGGCCGCCGTAGAGGTGATCATGGCCGCAACGGGCATCTCCGCGCCGGCCCATATCATAGCCTCAGCCCCGTTGCAGTACGCCACATTTCCCCCCGGCCACAGGCTGAATCGGCCCAAACCAGCTCCGGCCCCGTCCGTGTGAACCAGGGCCGATTCAAAATTGCCCGTTCCAGGGACAGCCGTCTTATTCACGATCACCGCATGGCCGGTTCCACCCGCATTCCATGCCTGAGCGAGCAGGTACGAGCCAACCGTGTATTTAGTGGCCAACTGGATTCCGCTGCGTCCCTGGTAGTAGGTTCCGGGCGTAGACTGAAGCCAGTTTGTGTTGATCTTGCTGTATCCGGCCACCCCCTCGATGCCTCGATCCCGATAGCGGTAATTCTGGATGTCAGCGAAATTGTTCTCGCCGATCTTCATCGGGTCGTCGTCGGCGATCCACGCACCATTGAAGGCGAATGACTTTCTTTGAGGCGGGTTGTCGGGCACGTCAACGCCTGCCGACATGGCAGGCAGGGGATTGATCTGTGCCAGGATTTCCTCGTTGGACGCCCGTCTCCGGTCCATATTGAGCATCGGCTGCACAACGGGCATGACGATGGCCTCATCCTGACTGCCTCGCTCGTCGATAGCCAGCATCGGCAGCGCCGATGGGTGGATCGTCTCCATATCGGAGGCGGCTTCCGCATCAATTTTCATGACGGGCAATGCAGACGGACGTAAAATTTCACTGTCATCGGCGACAGGCGTACTCGTTGAATGGGTTGGGGTCCGTCCGGCATCTATTGCGACGCCCTGCTGCTGGGCCACCACAATCTCTTCATCGCCAGCCGCAGGCGTTGGCGGAGCCTCGTTGCCCAGCATGGGGAGGGCATGCTCAGCCAGGGTTTCACAATCAGGGCTCACCGGGACACCCATCTCATGCTCCGGAGCAGACTGTATGCCGACGACTACTTTTCGTTTGTTTTCCATCACATCATCCTGATCATCCGGATCGATTCCAGGTCGTTCACGTGCAGCGTTTCGCGCAGGTAATAAGCCTCCGCCCTGCTCTTGATCAACGCATCGATGGCCGCAGGAAACCGTTCATCTTTGATTTGCGCCATGCCCATCGCAAACGATATGCAGGGTATTTGCAAATGATAAGGCAGCTCTTCCGCTGCGGTTACAAGGCGGGCCGGATACAGCAGTACGGAATAGCTTCTCGACCCCGAGGGCCATATCCACACTTTATTCTGCCAGTAGGCGTAATAGATGGGATATTCCGAGGCCTCGATGAGGTGGCCGATCATGGTATGGTGGACCCCAAGCAATGCCCGAACGCGCGAATAGAGCCATTCATCCCCCTCTGATGTCAACGGTGATCCGTCTTCCATCAAAATCGAATCACCTGCCTCTGTGGCCAGCATGGCCCCAATTCCGGTCGTTTTCATGCCGATATATACGGCCCGCATTTTGAGGAACTGAATCCCGGGGTCGATAACAGTCACCCCGGGTGTCGCCACGGCAGATCCGGCCAAATATGCTTTGAAGTAATACCGGGAGCCTCCACTCATAATGCCGAACACATAGGGTGTTCCGGAAATAGACATCGAAGGGATCCTAACGTATGGCTCCGTACACACGATATCCGCCGTCATGCCCGCAGCGGGCGTCATGTTGAGGTTGCCTCCCGTCCAGAAAAATTGACCGCCGTACTCGAACCCCACATGGCGACGGTCTCCTGACACGGCCGCGTCGTTGTAGGTTCGATACGCATCCGGATCAGGTTCACCGTCCGTGCCGCTATAGGTTGGATACACCTTCAGGTAAACATCAGCGCCACCTGACGACACAATCAGGACACGTGGCGTTCCCGACAATTTACCGTCCGGGAACTGATTCAAATTGGCGTCCATGTTGGCGTTAGGCACATCGATGGTGAGTCGCGTACAGTTATACAGGGCAATAGCCGACACGTGTTTCGCGCCCAGCTGGAGCCACGAATCGATCTCGGTATCGGAGAAAAAATCCTCCACGTCCTCATTCACGAGGCTCCGGATCTCCGATCTCATCTCCGACAGACTCATCGCCATATTCGCCGCACCGTCTCTTTACTGCCCCTGCGCAACAACCGTCCGGTCCGGAATCTTCATCATATCTTTACTGTCCACTCCGCGCTCGTACAGGTCTTGGCGGTGGAACATCAGCGAATTCAGATATTGCCCCATGATCTGCGCCGACTGCGCAAACTTCAGGTCCTTGAGTTTGGCCCTCGCCGCAGCGAACAGAATGGCGTATGGCTGGTATTCGTTGGGCAGATCGGTAAACGTGGTCGATTCCTTGCTGAACAAAATAGCCACGCTGTCTCCGGCAGATCCCGAGTCAGGAATCGGATAGATGCCGATCTTTCCAGCGAAATGATAATAGTATTGCGGTGCACCTGCCGCCACGGCGGTGATGTGGGCTATCTGCCTGGGATGTATCTTCATCAGGCCCTTGTTTTCGTAATTGGCCGCATAGACCTTGATGCACCCGGTCGGCTCAGTGTATTCGAGTTGGGACAACACCAGGGTGATGCTTCCCGATGCCTCGATACACAGGGTCTTCGACGAGATGTCGATGGTGGCCTGCTCAATCCAATTTTCCAACTCCGCATCCGACCAGAAAACAGCGGCAGGCTCGTTCAAAATCGCCCGGATTTCCGTCTTCGCGTCATTCACTGACATATCGCCCATGGTCATTCCCTCCCGCGTTACCTGTCATTAACCCCAACACCGTTTTCCCACGCAAAGCCACGAAGCCACAGAGAAGACCTTTTTACGGTTTTAAAACTTTGTGTCTTCGTGTCTCCGTGTGAGATCCTGGTTTTGCCCTTACGCCCTCAACCCACCCCGCCCCTCTTTGCGCCTTTGCGTGAGAATCCTACCCTTGCCCTTTCTGGCATCTGACATCAGGCCCTCTTGCGGTACTGCCCATCCTGCAACCGCATCATGGCCTTTTCCCGCCGCGTGCGCGTCACCTCTTCCTGATAGACCATCCGCAGCCGGTTAGCTGCCTCGAAGTCCCCTTTCTGCCCCAGGTACAAAAACGCCGCTTCCGCCGCGATCGCCCGGCAGCTCATCGGATCAATCCGCCAAAACCCGTAATCCGAATAGACCGGCGTCGGCCTGCATATATAGGGGAGAGACAGGATATGCCCGGATGTCTCCGATGGCGCATCCAGAATCAGCTCCTTTTCCGCAGCGGGTTGAATTACATAGGCATCACCCGTGGACCAGTCATTGCTCCCCCCATCGAATAAGGCACATACCAGATGGGTGGCGTCCGTCACCGACAACACCACCCCATCCGACCCGTCCGTGGTGTTGTGGATGCGGTCTCTCGGGTAAACGCGGTTCGTCGTGGTGAACAGCATGGCCGCATCGTACAGTGTACACTGCCCTCCGGTAGCGGCACCGTCCGCGTCCGCAGTCCCGGTGATCAGGCTCTCTTTCGTGTCCTTGTCGCGGATGGCAAACCGCCCCGGCGTGTCCTTGGCATCGGTCAGGTTGGCCTTATAGATCTTTTCCCAGGTGGTGAGAACGGGCCAGGTATAATGGCTTCCGTCATAATACTTCCCGAAAAATCGGCCCACCTCAGTCTTCATGTAGGTGCCGATGAAATCCGGAGGAAGGTCATATTCACTCTGACCCGCAACCGTGGTGATGGCCACAACTGCCGTCAGAGACTGGGTATCCCTGGCAAACTCCACCGCCGCCGCGTCCAGATATTCGTAAATGACGCGCGGCTTGGCGAATATCCCCAGAGCCACCTCTTCATCCAGAAAATCCAGCACCGCCCGCTTCAGACTTTTCCCGTCCATCTCTCACCCCAAAAACCCATGTTCTCACACAAAGCCACAAAGCCACGAAGGTTTAAAACCCCAAAACGCCCTTCTTTGCGTCTTTGCGTGATCATCTTGGTCTTGCCCCTTGCCCTTAACCAACCCAGCCCCTCTTTGCGTCTTTGCGTCTTTGCGTGATCATCTTGGTTTTGCCCTTAACCAACCCAGCCCCTCTTTGCGTCTTTGCGTCTTTGCGTGATCATCTTGGTTTCGCCTTCACACCCTGCTCCATGCCCTTCGCTCCAGGCTCCCTGCTCCCTGCCCCAGGCTCTTTCGCCTCTTCCACCTGATTCGTATCAAACGCCCGGTTCACCACCGACATCAGCCCCGTCATGGAATACATCGTTACCTTGTTCCCCTGCTCCACACCGTAAAACTCCTCCAGGGCCTTCATGACCGCCGCCTTCGCTGCAGGCTTGTAATTCTCCGCCTGCACACCCCCCGCCAAACCGATCACCATTCCCCCTGCCGCCACTGCTCCTGCCATGCACCGCTTTTTCATGTGTCCCTCCCTATGTTTGAGATTGTCAACTGCTTGAATCACGTCAGAGACGTTAGATTCCCTATAACCATATACCCCGCACCGCTGGTATCCGGTGTCAAAGCATACGAATTGTAAAGCAAATTATTCCCCATGATTGTAAAATAGCGAGACCCGCTCACCCTAATCCCACAAACTTGGGTGACGGTCGTCGGACTGTTCCAGTCCCCGCCAACATTATTCCCGAACAGATTGAGCCTTGTTGTATCATAGGCGTATATTCCATCGTATCCGCCCGAAGACTGGTTGCACCCGGTCACCGTATTGTTTTTGATGTCGATGTTGTATCCGCCGTAAATGTAGATCCCATAATTTTGATACCTGTAGAACTGGCACCCGTTGACCAAAACCATATTGACGTTATTCCCGGATTCTATATGGAGGCCATTAGAAACCGCCGTCCCGTGGAATTGGCAGTTGTTGAACGTGAGCATTCCGAAGAGTGAAGAGCCCGAGTTGCCGCTTATGTAAACGCTTGCATAGGGAGAGAATGTCCCGGAGTAATAGGGTCCGTTGGGGGCATCGAAAAAGCATCCATCAAACGTCACCCCGGTCAACTGGACCCCGGATGATGCCACTATCTGCACGTCTGCGTGCCGGCATCCGGCCACATAGCAGTTTGAAAAGGCAACCAGGTCCGCCGAAAAGACCCGAATCCCATATTGATAGGCGTAATACGGACTTCCGGACGATCCCGTACCGCCACCGGTTACCGTTGTATTGGCTATCTTCGCGTATGGCCCGTCAGTGCCATACACATAAATGCCTGTGTTTGTGTCGGCCGAGGCCGTTTTATAGACAGTCTGAATCACGACGCCATCGATCAGGTTCTCCTCCCCTCCGTGTATATAGATCCCGTAATATCCATCCTGCACGTACACATTCCGGATATCGCACACCTGGGCGCTATACAGCCTGATGTGGGCGTAATCGGTCATCGTGGCAGAATAGCATTGGATGTCCATGTCCCTGACGCCGCATTGATACGTCCCGTTGATGTCGATGGTGTGGCCCGTTGTAAATGCGGCATTTCTGCGAAGGATGGTCCCGCCCTTCTCCCCCAACAGAACAATGCCCGGGCTGGTGATGCTGATCGTCGATGTGATGTTCCACAGCCCCGCGGGGATGAATACCGTTCCGCCCCCTGCACTTGCCGCCGCAGCGATTGCCGCGGTAATGGCGGCCTGGGTCCCGTGCGTCCCATAGTTGTCTGCATTGATCGTGTATCCGCCTCCGCCTGTGCTCACGGAAGCCCACACGGGATTCGCTCCGGACCCCTGCGTTTTCAGGAATTGGCCGGACGTCCCGGGGGCCAAATCTACCCATTGGGTTCCGTTGTGGAAGATGATGTCTCCCTGTGTCCCTACAATAGCCGCGATGGCAGTCAGATCCGCATCGAGCGGCTGTTTGTTCCCAAACTGGGTCTGTATCGCCGACGTTACGCCATTTAAATATCCAAATTCCGTAGCATCAACCGTCGTTACCCCCTGGAACCGGTTGGCATTGATGATGCCTGATCCAAGATAGCCCAGCGTCGCCCCGGAGTTGATTGTCATCACAGCCGATGTATTACTTCCGCTGGTGATCCCATCGAAGGATACTGTACTCGGGGTTCCCCATTCATATCCCGTTCCCGACGAATTGACCTTGAGGTATGTATTAACGGGGCCTCTCGATATATATCCAAATGTCGATGTCCCAGATAAATAGGGAATGGCATACAGCTCCCACGAACTCCTCCCTGTCCCGCCGTCCGCCACGGCCACATCTGTTCCGCCAGGGGCATAATAGTCAGCCCCCTGAGTGGCGATAGAAAGTACGCCAGTGGTGGTAGTGTTCTTTAGAAGACCGGTAGCCAAAGAGCCAAGAGCCTGCTCATTGGTCAAGGTTCCATTCGCGGTCTGGGTGATGTAAGTGGCATCGGAAGGGGCGCCCGAGGATAATCCTGCTGCCCATATCGGGTTTGCTCCTGCGCCCTGAGTCTGGAGATAATGTCCCGCCGTCCCGGGGGCCAGATCCACCCAATGAGACCCGTTGTAAAAAATAACGTCTCCCTGGTTCGCAGTGATTCCAGCGATATCGGTCAAATAGGCATGGGAGGTCTGCTTCGCGTTGAGCTGTGCC